TAATCTTGCACCGCGTCAAGCGCGATGAAGCCGACCTTGAACGTGATCGTGATCGGCTCACCCGTTGTTTCGAGGGCATAGGTGACTTCAGCCTCTGGCTGTAACTTTTTTATATCCACGTTCTCCTCTTATGCGAGATAATCCGCGCTCCGGCCATTCATCAATCCGACATATACGGGAAGTGTCAATCCCGTCATGCCCGTCGGGCCGGGGCTATCCGCCGTCACCCCGCGCAGAACGATCTTGGCCGGGATGATCTTGCTGTCCGCATACTCAACGTCCTCGATGACGAGCCGCGGGAATTGGAATTTCAGGTAATAATTATATCCGCCCTCAATGGCCGGCCCCGTGATGATGAGGTCTGCTTTTTTCTCCGTTGCAGCAATCCATTCCGCGAAGTAGGCCGCATTGGCGGTATCCATCCTGGGAAATTCCATCGTCAGCTTGACGGATGGCTTGTCATTTTCAACCGGCTCAACGATTGTCTGGACGCCCGCGACGTGCTCCGAGTCCATCTTCCGCTCGATCTCAAGGGTGAATGACTTGGGCCTTATGACGTCCGCGCCCCCGCCGTCGAAGTCCAAGCCGGTCTGTGCGTTCATCTGGAACACGGCCTGCGTAAACTTCGCACGCGCATGCGTGTTGCCATCGACTGTCGTCGATGTAAAAGCCGCAGGGAGCGCCGAATCATCCACGACGCTGATGCCCCGCAGGCCGAACGTCGCCTTAATGAGTCCGGCGTTCACGGAAAATGAACCCTTCATAACCTTGAACGTCGGGACGGTGTGGATGGTCGCGCCCTTCTCCGTGGCGTATGTGCCGAAGAGCCCGACGGCCGTATTCTTCAACGTGAACGAATGAAGATAATTGAGCGCCAGCCCGACAGCCGCCGCGGATGATGTATAGGTTATCGCCCCACTCAGGTCGGCCGCGAAACCCAGAAGGGTATCGGCTGCCGCCGCATTGTTCGTTCCCGTGTTCCACCACAGCTTGAAAGTTGCGCTTGTCGCAATCGTGAACTTTCTGTTTGTCGCGTCATGGGTAACCGTGTATGTCAAGACCCCGTTGGAAAGGGCTTCGAGCCTCGTCTTGATCTCTGTGCAGAGTGCGGTTGCCGTATATGTTCCATTTGTCAGCACCGCGTTCTTTTCGCCCCCCGCCGCTTCCTCGAAATCGATGTGGTGGTTCGCATTGCTGACGATGAAATACATCCCCGGCAGTCCTGCCGTCCCCATGAGCATGGCCAGCAAAAGGTTTTCCCGACCATCCCAGCGGTAATCGAAGTCGAGCGTAAAGTCCGTGGGATTGATGAGCCCCACGTCGAGGTTTGTCTCGAACGCGCCGTAGCTTTCATCCTCCATCATCTGCACCGCCGCCTTCGGAGCGCCGGGATTAAGAGGAAGGAATCCCATCCCTGCCGCGTCGGTATCGACGGCAGTCCCCCAAACCGTAGCCTTTTTGACAGCCGCCTTGTTTAGCCTTTTCTCAATGTCCGCCATGTTATCCTCCTTCTACGCGATAAAGCTCGTGCTACGAAGGTTGGTCACGAATATTCCGATAGGCAGGAGCCCCGTCAATCCGGTCTGGGCCACATCCGCCATTGCGCCCCTGAGCACAACTTTGGCCGGGATGATCTTCGAATCGGCGTATTCGACGTCCTCAATGATGAGATGCGGGAGCTGGATGTTCAGGACATAGGGATAAGCCCCGGCGCAGGTCGGCCCCGTAACAATGATGTCGGCTTTCTTGTCGGTTGCCGCCGTCCATGCCGCAAAATATGCGGCGTTCGTCGCATCCATGCGCGGGAATTCCATCGTGAGCTTCACGCTCGGCTTGTCGTTCTCGATAGGCTCCAGGACGACCTGGCTCCCGGAAACGTGCTCCGCGTCCATCTTGCGCTCAATCTCAAGGCTGAACGCCTTCGGCTTGATGACATGACCGGAACCCAATGTCGTGCCCCCGCCCGCGAGCGTGTAATCGTTCATCCTGAACACGGCCTGCTGGAACTTGGCCCGGATGTGCGAATTGGTCGGAACGGTTGTCGAGCTGAGCGTTGCCGTCGCGTCGGTAATCTCGCTCCCCCTCACGCCGAATACAGCCTTGACCAATCCGCCGCTGGTCGAGAAGGTCCCCTTCAAGACCTTCATGGTGGGGATCGTGTGAACCTGCGCCCCCTTCTCCGTCGCGTAGGACGCAAAAAGACCGGCCGCCGAGTTCACCAGCGTCACCGTGTGCAGATAGGCCGCCGTGCCGCCCTGCTGAGCCGGAGCCGTATCGACGCCCATGAGGAGGCCGAGTAGGATGTTCTCCAAGCCATCCCAACGATAGTCGAAGTCCAGGCTGAAATCCGAGACGGCGTAGTTGCCGACGTCCAGGTTGACATCGAACGCGGAGGCGCACTCGTCCTCGATCATCTGGACGTTCCGCTTGGGCGAGCCGGGATTAAGCGGCAGGATGCCGTTCCCCGCTCCGTCCAGCCCTGCGATAACCGCGCCCCATGTTGACGCCTTCTTGATAGCCGCCTTATTGAGTCTTTTTTCAATGTCGCCCATGTCAAGCCTCCTTTATGACCTTGATGAGTCTTTTCAATCTCTCGGATTTCCCCGTCGGCTTCACCTCGATGGCGAATCCATCCCGCGTCCAGGATGAAACCACCTCGGGCAAGATGCCGAGCGCCGTCGTGTCGATCACATCGCCGACGCGGAATAGCCCCCATTCGGTATGCTGATTACTTGTCAACCACTTTATGTTCATGCCTAGACTCCCATGCCCCCTGCGATTGATACCCGGATCTTCTGGTCAAAAAACCCGAAGCCCTCCAGGCTCAGATATCCATCATCCGTTTCCGGCGAATCTTCGATCCTCGTCTGGACGGCCAGAGTGCCTAGCGTCCCTGCGACCCCGCTCCGTGAGTCGGCATCAATAGCCTTGCGCACGTCCGCTATGCAGCGCTCCAGCTTGGTCACCGTATCCGTGCTGTCCTTAACGATCCCCTTGACCGAGACGAAGAAGTCCTCGGTATATTCGCTGTCATCCCCGGCCGCCCCGCTCAACTCGACCGTCCCGCCGGGAGCAGCAAACACCATGTAGGTCGGGAATGATTTACACTCGCTCCAGTGGATGAAGCGCTTGGCAACGTCGCCGGGCGTGTAAAAGTACGTTGCGCCCGTTGTAATACCTTGTAATACATCGACAATTCGATCTATGACCTGAAGGCGCAAAGGCACTGCTGGAGCGGTCATAATATCCTCACGGCAATCGCGTCATGGTCGGGCGATGCGTAGATGCTCCCGTCCGAAGTCGTAACCGTGAATTGGAGCGTATAGAGGACGCCCGATGTCCCGCCGGAAATCATCTGGAGGACTTGCGATCCTGATCTTTCGACATCTCCATCGAGAAGTAAACCGGCCGGTGAAACGGCCGCCGTCGCTGAAACGATGGTGTTTACCGCGTCCACATCCGGCGGCCAATAAATAAGACCGATCTTGAATTTTTCGGCAAACGCTTTCTCTACGAAAAACTGCGTCATGTTCGGCCCCCTATGCTTCGCACGTTGAAGATTCTTTGTCGCGGTTCCACGCTCCTAACCCCCGCCCTTCGATTCAGGACAACGTCCCAGGTAACGATCTCGCCGGTCTCGTCGTACATGAAGAATGTCGGAATATCGGCAACCGAAATGGACTCCAAGATGTCTATAGTTACCGGTTTGACCGCGTCCTTGACCTCGATGGTCCGGCTCTCGGTGATCTGGACATTCTCGGTAATCGCGCCCGCGAGTTCCCCAACCTGGCCGGCCGGAACTTCCGTGACCTGAATCGCGCCTGTCGCTTCGGCAATAATCGTCCCGACCTGGCCAACATGGGATTCGCCTACCGCAACGGGTTCGCTGACAGCCCCTGAGACAGTGCCGGAAAGGAGGGCTTGAACCTCTCCTACCGTGATCGGTTCGGTGATCGAGATAAGTCGCGTCTCTCCCCCTAATCCAGCAACTATGGGTGCGACCTCGACGACGCTTACCGGCTCGATAATCGCTATCTTCGCCGTCCCAACGATCCCCGTCCTGACTTCAGATATTGAGACCGGCTCCGTGATCGACGCCTTCGGGCCTTCCGTAACGAGCGTTCGCGCTTCCCCGACGGTCACCCCTTCGCTGACGGAAGGCTTTGGCCCTTCTACGATAAGCGCCTGGACTTCGCCGACGGTTATGGGCTCGCTGATCGACTTAACCAGCGCTCCCGAGACTAGTGTCTGTGTCTCTCCCGTTGTTATGGATTCGCTGATTGAATTGACAAGTGTCCCGGAGACAAGCGACTGGACCTCTCCCACGGTTACCGGCTCGCTGATTGACTTGAGGAGCGCTCCGGTAATCAGCGTCTGGACTTCGCCGACGGTTATGGGCTCGCTGATTGACTTCGCAAGTCCGCCAACGATCTCCGTCGGAACTTCGGCAACGCTCACCGGTTCCGAGATCGAGATTAAGCGTGTCGGTTCGGCTTCGCGTTCGACCGTCGGTATCTCCGTCAGCGTGATCGGCTCTGTGATAGCCGCGATGAGCGTAGAGGCTTTTCCCGTTGCGGCTTCTCCGGTGGTGACGGGTTCGGTGATGCCGATAATCGGCGGGCCGACACCGAGTGTCCGTGCCTCCCCTACTGCGATGGCCTCAATGATTGCGGTATTTGGAATTATTCCGCCGATGGTCTGCGATTCCCCTACCGTAACATCGTGGACGGCGGATAGAGTTATGGTGCTGAGGACAAGCGTCCGCGCCTCCCCTACCGTGCAGGGTTCCGTAATGGAAATGGCCAGGGGAGCCAGGGAGACGGTCGGTGGGGACTCCGTGGCGGTGATGGTCTCGACTATTGCCGCCTGTCTGTAGATTTGCGGCGTTACGACCTCGCCAACCCCGACGGCAAGCGCCAGAGACAAGGCCAGCGTTCCGAGCAACCCGACGCTGGCCTCACCCACTGCCACGGATTCGCTGACGCTGATATTCCGGTCGGTGGAGGTGACGTATTTCTTCAGGGAAATATCGTCAAAATAGAGAGAAAGCGAAGGAGCTGAAGACCGCCTTAATTCAAGCCGCAGGGTCGTGAAGGATGAATGCGAAATAAAAGTGATAGAGAACAGCGACCATGCCCCTCCCGTTGTTGGCAAAGTCTTTGCAGACGTAGCGCCTGACCACGTTCCATCAATCTGTAAAGCCTCTGTTATAGCCGTGTCTGAAAGAAGCCAGCACAGTGTCCCTGCTCCAATCGTTTTATACCAAAACTGCAAAACGCACGGGGTCGAAACGGGAATGCTGAAATCTTGATAGATGCAAACGTGGCTATCACTACCGTCAACGTCAAGGCGGCAGGCATAAGTTCCGCCGTGTATGGTGGAAGCCTCCCGATTGACCGTTGAAGCCCCAAGCGGGTATTCCGTCCAGCTAGTTAGATTGGTATCGGTCGTCCAGTTTTCCAACCCGCCGTCTGTTAAAACTTCGCTCGGAGTACCTGCGGGGATGGGCTGGATAACTTGATTCTCCGTGACGGCGATACCCTCGGTAACGCTGATGGTGCGGGTCCCTGGCGCAGTCTTTAGGTTCGGATATGTCTCGCTGGTATCGAGGGCTATTGCAGCCCCATCGCCATAGACCTGAAAGTAATAGACCGTGTCCGCCGTGACGTTGGCCGTAACCGGGACAAGGCAGATGTCGATTTCGTTGGCTGAGTTTATTGCAACCGAAATAATGTTTGTCGCACTCTCGCAATACTCGCTGTGCGTCGTCGTGTCGGTAAGTAGATATGTAGTGGTAGCACTTCCTTCCGTTCCCAATCCGTCTGCATAATTCCAATGAGCCGCCGCCCCAGGTGTCTGGGGGCTGGACATATCGGAGTTTACGCTGTACCGAACAGTAATGGTAACAGCTGTGTCGGCCTTCTGATTCAGTTCCGCAAGGCAAACCCGGAGTCGTATCTTGCTGGTACTATCGGCAAGCGTCGGCTGGACATTCTCGTTGGCAAGCGCGACGGTAGGCTCCGCCGCATTGTCGGCCATCCATCGCCAGTTCCGTGTCCTCGGTGTGAAAACAGCCATTATTCGCCTATCGGTTCATACCAAAACCCGCACCCCTCAAGCTTGGGGTCTTCCGGCATGGGCCATATCCAGCATCGATACGGCCTCTCGAAATACTCCTTGCAGACATATTGCTCCACGCCGTCCATGACCTCTTTCCCGAGCTTGTCGCACCCCGTCTTCAGGCAACAGGCTCCACATCGTTTACACGACCCGCGCAAAATCGAATTCCCCACCATGAGGATGCGCTTCTTTTCGGCATCCACGATGAGATAACGCCTGTCGATAATCTTCACCCCTTCTTCCCTTTCTTCATGAACCTGCGCTCTTCACCCCGTGCCGGATATTTAATCCCCGAGCCGTCGATATGCCAGCAGAAGATATTCGTATCAACGAGATACGGATACCGCTGCTCGGCAATCTTGGGCCATCCCGCTTTCTTGAGAAGCCCGTGCTTTCTCACGCGATCCAGAAAATCAATGTCCTCCGTCCCCGTCTGGATGTTTATCGTGTGCGTCTCCGGGTCAACACCGATGCGCGTCGGCGTCTCATAGACCCTGCGAATATCCTGCCCCGCGCATTTATATGGCTCGCTCTCCTCCCAAATGGCCTCGATGATGGACTTGTGAATCAGCGTGCACCCCATCCCGTGCCCGTCCACCCACACCTTGTCGCCCATCTTCCAGTCGGCGTAATAGCCGAACCCCGTCCCCCGATACATCAACGGCTCGGATGGGACGCTCTTTGTGAAGTAAAGCCCGGCGACAACCGGATACTTCGGCTCTACCATGTATTCATTGAGCTGGCAAAAAGCCGTAGGTGGAAGCACAACGTCGTGGTCGATGAACAGCAGCCAATCCGTCTTAGCCTTTATGAAGGCATCGACAACAAGGTTCCTTGCGTCCGCAACTTGAAACCGTATCGGGGAATATTGGTCGATCCATTGGATTGTTTCATGGTGCGACCAGTTGCAGGGAATGACCTGCCCATACCGCGCCAGGACCCATTCCGAGCGCAACGTCCCGGTCATGGGGACGCCGATGGTAAGCCTCTGCTGAATCTCACCCATGTTCTCGATGAGGTCGTATCGACGGTATCCTTTGGTGGTCTTAAATCCTTTGGTCATAGACCTGTCCTTCCATGAGCTTCCTGAACACGACCTCCATGACCCCGGTATCCTGCCAGACCGGGAACCCCTTCTCTATCAGCCAGGGTTTCGGGTTGTAAATCTGGTACAACACGTATCGCGGATCGAAATACTGCCAGGTCTTTTCGTTACATGGATTGCAGTGCGTCGGGTCTTGGATATAGTATTGATTCACCCCGTACGGATGAACGAACGCCAGCTTCCCTTCCGGCTTTGTAATTCGCCACAGTTCATCCATGAACTGAAGCATCAGCCACGGCTTGATATGCTCTACGATGTGCGACCCGATAATGGAAAGGCAGATATTGTCCGGGAAGGGGTACGGGAATTTCTCTAGGTCATGGACGATGTCCACTCCGGGTAGCTTCCGCTTGTCCAGGCCGATGAAACCGGCGTTCTTCTTACTGCCGCAGGCAAGGTCAAGCAGGATCCCGCCCTTACGCTTGAAAAGCTCTTTCGTCATAAAGCCTCAGCTGAATTGGATTCTGTAGGTGACGTTGACGTTCTGGTTCGTGTCGCAGGTAGAGACGGCATAGGTTGACCCGGCAAAGAGTGACCCTGTGGCTGTCGTGCAGTCGAACAGCCCGATGTTCCGAAGCGAAGACGAGCTGGCGAGGAATGTCCGGCTGGAATAGAACGTGGCCAGGAACGACACCGCCGAACTCGTGTCGATGGTAACCGTCATGTCTGTCCCGCCCATGCGCTTGGCCGTGCTGATCTCGCCGTCGAGTGTCGTTGCGGCCGCACCGGGAACTGTGCCGGAACCGATGTTGATCCCGAGGACGCGCTTCGAGCCGGTCGTTCCCGCAAGGTTCGCACAAAGGAAGTCCTGCTTGCCGATGTTCGTAATCTGGTTCTCGCACCAGCCGGAATCACCAGCCAAGCTCCCGTCCGAATTTTCGATCTGCACGCGGTAGAATCCGCGCACGCCGATCTTGTCGCTTTTGTTTTTACTTTTCTTCATACTAGCCTCCTAGACTTATTCACTTTGCCAATTTCCCCGCGGAGCTTCCCGCCATCATCTCCGCAACTCTGAGCACCACAGGCTTCTGCATTAGGGCCGAAAGCCTCGGTTCCTGCTCTGCTATGACACCGGAGAACCATTTAGACTCCGGGACATTGACAGTGAGCGTCCCCTTCTTCGTTAGGGCCAGCCACTTGAACCGCTCCTCCCTGAACTTGTAGAACGCCCACCATGCCCACTTTCGCATCCTGTCCGTGACGTTCGGATGTGTCGTCCCGCCTTCGTCCTGAATCTTCGCATAGGGAACAGTCTGCTTCCCACCGATCCCCGTCCCGATGGCGATAGTCCAGCGTTCATCTCCGGCCGCGATGAGTTGCCCTATGTTCCGCCCCATCAGGCTGGTTTTCTTCTTGTACTTGGACGACTTCTGCATATTGGCCGCCGAGCGCATGAGGAGCCTGATCGTCTCGGCAGTCCACGACGTCGCTTGGTACTTATAGGCACGCGGGAGCGCCTTTAGTGTCTCCGTCTTGCGGATCGCGCCGCTGAAATCCGCCCTCAGCCCAACGCCTTCCATCATAGGATCGGCCTCTTGAACTTCGTCAACGTCAACTGCTGAGCCTTCGTTATCTCGAAAGCCGCGCTAACCGTGCTTGTAGACCCATCGGGCATCGTCCGCCCGCTCTCACCCCAACCCTGCTCCTTCATCGTCTTCCACGCCCGTGCGATCATCTCATAGCAGACCAATGCGATATCGGTCGGGATTGTCGCGTATCCCGCCTCATAGCTGACGGTGAAGTTTCCAACCCCTTTCTCCCAGACATATCCACCGACCCGGCGAAGGCAAAACGTCTCTACGACGTATGCCTTATCGTACCCGACTAGATAGGTCACCCCTTCCTGATCGGCAACCGTATCAGCAACCGCCGTGATTGGCCAGTTTGGGAGGAGCAGGTCCGTTGTGCCGCGCCCGCTGACTTTGCTGGATGTATAGTGCGTGTGCTCTATGTCGCATCCCACTTCGCGCTTGACCCGATCCGAAACGGCCGAGATGATTGCCGGGAGGATGGCGTCCCAGGTTGTGATAGACTCCCCCGGCCAAAGATAGGACTTGACGTTTGCTAGTGTTACGAGATCGGCCATTATTTCCTCCGTTTTCGCTTGGGCACTTCGGGTTCAACTTTTGTTTCCGGCGGTCCATCGAGCATCTTGTCCTCTTCCGCGAGCCCGCCCTTGAGCCAGCTCAGGGCCGTCGCCTCATCAATATCTTTGGGGATGTATAATACTGTTCCGCATGGGATGAAGTTCCATTTGCTGGCGATGCTTTTTAGCGTTCGGATACGCATTGGGTCTCCATTCGAGAAGTGCAGGGGGAGAGATTGCGCCCTCCCCCCGACTTGAATTACGATACGTTGCGCGTGCTCAGGGCGCGAGTTGGAGCATGAAGAATTCGGAGCCGTAGGCCGATTTGGTGCAGGGCAACAGATAGCCCGCCCGCTGGAAGGACACATAAGCGTCCGACCCGCTTGCACTCTTGGGCGTAGCAACCCCACCGTTCGCGGTGAAGTAGCACTCTCTGTCTCCGGGAGCGCCGCGCTCACCGCAGAACTTGACGACGGAATGGGCATTGACTGGACCCCAGGTCTGAACCCATCCGTATTCGCTCGCGGCGTACCAAGCATGGGCAAATCCCACAAAGGACTCTTCGCCCGCCGATGAGTGGCCCGGCTGGCAGATCAGGGAATACTGCGAAGGGTAAAGGTCAACCGTGGCCGCAGGAACGCAGGTCAGTGGGTAGTCGAGCGTGATGGTCAGGGCCGCCGTTGTCCCCACCGTCGAGGAAACGATCCGCCGGAACTGATCGTGATTGGTTGCACTCTGTGCGATGCCGGGGTTTCTGTAGATGAAGGCATACCCGCCCTGGTAATAGTTGACCGGCCTTGCGGCTGGCGATCCGGCATCAGCCACGATGAGCGTCCTATCCCCAATAGCCGGAGTCCCGCCAAAGGCAACTTCGGCTCCATCATCCGGGATGATGTTCCCGTTGACGAGCGCATAGCTCATCTAGCCGACAGCCTGATGGAAGCGCCCATACCGGAAGGCCCGCTCACCAATGACGAGCCGCGTCCCGA